TTTACTCTAAACACGAAATTTGGGTGGATTGGGCTAGAGGTGATAACAATCATTTAGCAACCATTACTTGTTTTGATAAAGGATTAAAATATTCTCATTTACCAGGTTGGTTTGAAAATTATGAATCCGATAAACATTATTTTAACAATACATATAATTTTGAAAGTAGTGCTGGTAATTTACATATATTTAGAGGTAGACCTTTTTTGATACATTTAAAAGGTGGAACAGGTTTATATAGGGTCTTGGAGGAAAATAGATGATATTGTTATGTAATGGGGATAGTTGGACACAAGGTGATGCACCATCACAAACAATAAATTGGGAAGCTACTAAAACATTAGATTGGTATGATATAATACCACACTTTGGAGATGAATCAAATAAATGTGATAGAAGAATCACCTATAAATTTTATGATAGTCCAGTTTGGCCAAAAATATTAGGAGAAAAACTCGGTGTTGAAACTTGGAATTCTGCACATGGAGGTGCTAGTAATCAGAGAATATTTAATAGTACATATGAATCAATTATGTATTTACGAGAGTTAGGTAAAAAAGATATTTTTGTAGTTTTACAATTAACAAGTGTTTTTAGATATACCACAATAAAATTCAATAAAAAGGCGAATCATGTGAGTACAGATGAATCGAGGTTTGATGGAACGAATTGTCCATACAATATCGAATGGTTATATAGATTACAATTGAGAGAATTGATTATACTACAAACCTTTTTGAAATCTAATAATATCCCACATTTAATCTATAATGCTTTTGATAAAGGTCTTGAAGATGATTTTAAAAAATTTAAAGAGTATGAATATCTTGATATGGATTATATTTATAATCGAACACTAAGACCTGTTTTCAAAGAATACATTGAAAATAAAAATGATATCGTTTGGACTTGGAATGCGGCGAAATTTTTCATTGGAAAACATCCAACGGATATATCACACATTCAATGGGGTGAACATTTACATAAATACATAAAGGAGAATTATGAATTTTTTTAAAAAACTTTGGTTGAAAATAAAAACAGAGTATAAATTTAGAAAAAAACTAAGAGAAATTAAAAAAAGAGACCCATTTATTTACAAATGAATGAACGAGAGTTTTTCGAAGCTCTATATCCTAAAACAAATTATTACATTAATTTAAGAAATGTTAAGTTAGAAGTTGTTCATCCATTAGAATATTGGGATAAACCACGAACTAAAGAAGAGGGTCCTGTTTGTGAGTGTGTTGGTGAGAATACTAACAAAGCTTTGTTTGAATATTTTATAAGATTAATCAATGATGGTATTGAACTACCTATATATCTAAATAACAAAAATGAAGTTATGGATGGTTGGCACAGATTTCACGCTTATTATTATTCAGGTATGACGATGATTCCCTTTTATCGTAACAAATTGATAAGAAATCATGGGTTTTGTTGGAAAAAAGGTTTAGAAGGTCGTAGAAGATTAAGAACGAAAACTTGGTAGTTTTATATTTATTGTTGTGAAACTATATAGGGAATTTCAATGATTAAACTAAAAGATTTATTACCAGAGGGTATTCAAGATAAAGGTATTTTGAAAGCCGTATTCTTGGCTGGTGGGCCAGGTAGTGGTAAAACTTATGTAGCTAAACAAATATTCGGAATACCTGAAAGATTTAATATCGCGATGAGTGGTATGAAGATGGTAAACTCTGATAAAGAATTAAAATTTTTACTAAAAAAGTATGGATTCGGTACAGATTTAGATAAAATGCCAGATGAAGTATTTAAAAACCTAACAGGTGATGGGCCAGATTCAAGTGGATTAAGGAAGTTTGCTAAATCACTTACAAAGGAAAGAGAAAGATTGTATCGTAATGGTAGGTTAGGAATGATTATAGATGGTACAGGTCATAACTTCGGTAAGATACAAAGTAAGAAAAAAGAATTAGAAGATATTGGATACGATACTTATATGGTGATGGTAAACACTTCTTTAGAAGTTGCTCAAAAAAGAAATCAATTAAGAGATAGAGTGTTACCACCAAAATTATTAGAAAAGAGTTGGCAAGATGTACAGAAAAATCTTGGTTCTTTTCAATCATTATTTAAAAATAATTTTGTGATAGTGGATAATTCAAAACACTTGAACGATGAAGAAGCGGAGAAAAAATTTGTTCCATTGGTTACTAAAGTTGTTAGAAAGTTTGTTTCAAAACCAATCAAAAACAAACTTGGAAAAAAGTGGGTTGAAAAACAAAAACTACTTAATAGGAGAAAATAAAATGTTAACTACTTTTGATGAAATTATAGAAGTAACATTACACCACGAGGGTGGATATGTTCACGACCCAAAAGATTTGGGCGGTGAAACTAATTTTGGAATTGCAAAAAGATTTTATCCAGATGTAGATATCAAGAACCTTACAAAAGAGGGAGCTAAAGAAATCTATAAAAAGGATTATTGGGATAAAAACAAAGTGGATGAACTTGATGAACAATTAAAACATATATTTTTTGATATGTGTGTGAATCAAGGTAGAGGAACCGCAGTAAAAATAATACAACGAGCATGTAATGCAAAAGGTGCTGATTTAGCTATTGATGGTGGATTCGGACCAGGTACAAAAGGTGCACTCGAAACTTACAAACCATCATTAGATAGAGTTCGTTGTTATAGGTTAAAACATTATTACGATTTAGTTAACAAGAAACCCGAACAAGAAAGATTTTTGTTTGGTTGGTTCAAACGAGCATTATCAGTTTAGGAGAAAATAAATGGCATTAGGAATAACAATAGGAAGTGGTAGTTTTGTAAGTAGACAACAACATGACCACCAAATAAACTCGGCAAAATTTTATAAAGTAACAACCGTCAGCGGTTCATCATTTGATTTTTATGCCACAGGTTCTGCAAAAGGTTCGAAAGGATTTATTATAGAAACTGCGGGTGATGCAGATGTGTATCCATATGGTGGTGGTAAAATAGGTTTAGGTTCATTAACTGCTAAAGAACTTTACGAGATAGGAGTACAACAAGTTAGTGGTTCTGATTCAGTTGTTCATGTAGTTTACTAAAATGGCTGGAGATTGTTACTCAGCAAATGGTAGGGAAATGATTGGTAAGGATAATTCTTATCGATTAGTTCATGGTGTGGCAATCTTAGCTAGAGATGGTAAACCTTTTGGACATTGTTGGATTGAAAGAGGTAATCAAGTATTAGATTATAGTAATGGTAAAAATTTAAAGATAAATAAAAAGAAGTATTATGAGTTAGGTGGAATACCAGTGAAACCTTATAAACTCTATAAATATACTTCAACAGAAATGGCTGTAAAAATGATTAAATCAGAACATTGGGGGCCGTGGGATTTAAAACCACCGAGATAAATTATGAATGAATTTGGAAAACATTTAGATGAACCGAGAGAAATCGGAAAGAAAAAAGAAAAAGTATCATCAAAGGATAAAAAAATGGCTAAAAAACAAATTGGTGAATCTTTAGGACTCACAACGGAACAGGCAAAACAGATACTTGATAATCTTTGTGTTGAATGTGGAGAACCTGTAAATGAAGATTTGAGAAAATGGTTCAAACAAAAATGGGTGAATATCGGAAAGAAAGATAAAAGTGGTAAACATCCTGAGTGTGGAACGAGTGGAGAAAAAAGAGGATACGCCAAATGTGTACCCGCAAGTAAAGCTCGTTCAATGAGTAAGAAACAAAAAGCCAGTGCAACTCGAAGAAAGAGAGCCGCTCAAAATAAAGCAGGTAGAGGTGGTAGAGGAAAACAAGGTAAAGGTGCTCAAGGTAGAAAACCAATAATGGTTAAAACTGATAAAAAATAATGGGGTGGAGTAAAAAATACAAACGAAGTATCGATTGTAACAACCCAAAAGGATTTTCACAAAAAGCACATTGTGCAGGAAGAAAAAAACGAAACGAGGAGACAAAAATGAACATTAAAGAACTTGTTAAAACAGCTGTTAAAGAAGTAGTGGCTGAGGATAAATTAAATATGTTCTTAGAAAAAAATGTTCCAACAGATAAATCTAAGTGGTCGTATTACAAATCTCAGGCAAAAAAGAAGTTTGATGTATATCCATCAGCTTATGCAAATGCTTGGGCAGCAAAACAATACAAAGCCGCTGGTGGTGGTTGGAGAAAAACTAAGGGATAATCATGGATATATTTTATGAATCAGAATCAAATGGTAAATTGACCACTACACATATCTATTACGAATCAGAGGGTAAACCTTATGGATACACTTTTGAATTTGTGAACACTTTACAAGAAGCTGAGTATCAAGGTAGAAAAGTAAAACTTGGAAAACCAATGCAAGGTGATGTTAAGAAGTTCAAAGTATATGTGAAGAATCCAAAAGGTAATGTTGTTAAGGTAAACTTTGGACATGGTGGTAGTTCCGCAAAAGGTAAAACAATGAATATTAGGAAATCAAATCCTAAAGCTCGTAAATCCTTTAGGGCACGCCACAATTGTGATAGTCCAGGCCCAAGACATAAAGCGAGATACTGGTCCTGTAGGAAGTGGTAAGTAATGAACCGATTAACAGAATGGTTGGTTCGTCCTTTAACTGAAGATATTAAACTTGATGTTGAGGTAGGTGATACTATCTTGATGGGTAGGTTTAAAAACAAAAAGGTTAAAGTAAAATCAATAGATTACAATGAAAAAGGTGATTTATTGATTAATGGGAGACCTGCACTCAAATTCAGAATATCTAAATCAGATAAAAAGTTATTACCATCAAAGAAGACTGGAAAGGATTCAGTATCACCAGATGCTGATATGAAAGGTGTTCATGATGAAAATCCTAAATTAAACAGAGAACTCAAAGAAAACAAAATTACTTTAAGTGTTCCATCTGATATACGAAAAATTTACAAACTATTCAAGAAAAATAAAAAACAATTGTATATTGTGGGTGGAGCAGTTCGTGATGCAATACTTGGTAAACGACCTAAAGATTTTGATTTAGCCACAGATGCAAAACCAGATGAAGTACTAAAGATTGCCAAACAAGGTGGATTGAAAACATACGAAGTTGGTAAGGCGTTTGGTGTTGTAGTTGTAGGTGGACATGAGATTGCTACATTTAGAAAAGATATTGGTAAAGGTAGAAGACCTAAGGCAGTTGATTTCTCAGATATTAAAGGTGATGTTAATCGTAGAGATTTAACAATTAACGCGTTATTTTATGATATGGGAAGAGATGAGATTGTTGATTTAACAGGTGGGTTAGAAGATTTAAAAAAGAAAATTATAAGGACTGTGGGTGTTGCGAAAGAAAGATTTGATGAAGACCCACTAAGAAAACTCAGAGCTCTTAGATTCCAAGCAGTTGTTGGTGGTAAGATGGATAAAGATACTGAAAAGGCGTTAATGATTAATCCAAGTCTTAAAGGAGTTAGTTTTGAGAGAATCAGAGAAGAGTTTATAAAAGGTATCAAAAAGGGTAAAAACCCTAAATTATTTATGGAGGCACTTGATAAGTTTGGGTTTACAAAACAAATGTTCCCAAACCTAAAGTTACAAAAACCTTATCCACAAGTCAATGATTATATTTTATTTTTATCAATGATGTTAAGAAAGAATGATTTGGGTAAGTTAGGTAAAAAATTAAATTCACTCAAATATACAGGTAATGATGTAAACAATATTACATTCTTGATTTACTTACATCAACATTTTAAACCTGAAGTAATTTACATTACTAAAAAAATGCAAGAAAAAACCACTTTAACAAAAAGACAAATTGTTGTTTTTGGTGGTATGATTGGTAAAGATTTTAGAAAACTTGTAAAATTTAATCTAAGTGTAAAAGGTGGTGGAAAAGAGTTTGTTGGATTAAAAGGAAAAGAAATAGGTGATAAGATAAAAGAATTAGAAAAAAGATTGTACTTGGGTGAGAGTTATAAAAACTTTACATTCGGACCAGATTGGATTCCTACAAGTTTAGCTCAAAGAAAAAAGATGAAACGAATACATAGAAAAACTAATCGTAGTATGAGAGAGGCACCAAGAGTTCCAAGAAAAAAAGGACAACATAGAGGTTCTTCATCTCATTCAGATTTATATACAGATGAAAATCCAAAAGGTACAATACATGGGTTGAAGTTTGCGACAGTAAAAGATGCTAAGGCGTCAGTTACTAAAATTCGTAATAGTGGTAAAACACACGCTCACAAAATACAGGCGGCGGTTGCTATGGAACAGAGAGCCAGAGAGATGGGTAAAACAGCACAAGCGGCTGTATATAGAAAATATATCAATCAAATGAAAAAGAAAACTAAAAAGAAGAATGAGGAGTTTGGTGCACCAGCTGGAGTTATACCATCACCAAGTAGAAAAGGAATAAACAAAATGAAGAAGAAAGGTAACACTTCAGTTCCTTATGGTAGTGGGTATAAAAAATTAAAAGAATTACAAAAAAGACTTGACATTGATGTAGAAAGTTTCGTATATTTAGGTATGGAAAATGGGGATAATACAACCATTTCCGAACAAAAGATTAAAAGGGTTATAGGAGTTTATGGTGGACGGTTTCAGCCGTTTGGGCCTCACCATTTAAAAACCTATAAATGGTTAAAATCTAAAGTAGATGATGCTTATATCACTACATCAGATATCAAAAAACCACCAAGACACCCAATGAACTTTAAAGAAAAAGTTCGACATATGTCAAAGATGGGTGTTCCCGCTAATCGTATTGTTAAGGAAACTTCGCCGTATGTGGCTAAGAACTTATTAAAAAAGTTCGGAGAGGATACTGCAGTTGTTTATATCTTTGGTAAAAAAGATGCTGGAAGATTAAGTGGTGGAAAGAAAAAAGATGGTTCACCAGGATACTTCCAAGATTATAAAAAGAGTAAAGGTAACATAAAAAGCCATATGGAACATGGATACTTTTTAGTTGCTCCTCATGTTAGTATGAAGATTGGTGGTAACGAAATATCAGGTACCACTATGAGAAACATATTAGGTTCACCTAAGATAGAAGATAAAGATAGACCTAAAATATTCAAAAAGTTATTTGGGTATTATGATAAGGGTGTTTATAATATGTTAACTAACAAATTCAAAAAGTTATTTGAATTTTATAATCAACAATCAGTAAAAGATATAATCAAAGAGGTTAGTGCATTTAGTGCGGCCTTTAAAGGAAGTGATTTATCTGATGAGGGATTGTATGATTTCTTTAATTCATTCGCAGATTACAAAAGAGTATCACCTGAGAAGGCAGATATATTAGGTTGGGAAGTTGTTGGTGATATTATTAGTGATAAAGCAAGAGACCCAAGTTTTGAATTCACTTATGAGGCAGATAGAGTTGATACAGTCACATTTGGTAAAACAATAAATCAAAATACATCAAACGAAGATAGTGTAGATAATCCATTTCCTAAGTACCGAGCTCACATGAATAAAATGGCAAAAATGATGAACATGCAGATTGTGAAGTTCTTCGGTAAACCTACAGCAAAAATGAAAGATTCATTAACACATGATATGAAAACATCAACAAAGGGTGTAAGTAAAATTAAAAAAATACAAGAATCTTTTGAAAACAATACAAAGGAGTTATTACTTATGGGCGGAGCCTATGGACACATGAGTCATCCATTTGATGACAATAATCTTACATTTTCAGATTTGAAACAGATAATTATTAATGGTATCGGTGGAAAGTTAGATAGAGAAGATGGAGTTACGGAGAAACTTGATGGACAAAATCTAATGGTATGTTGGATTGATGGTAAGTTGAGAGCGGCTAGAAACAAAGGACATCTAAAAAACTTTGGTAAAACAGCACCAGATACAAATGGAATTAAAAGTATATTTAAGGGAAGAGGTAATATCGAAAAGGCGTTTGTAAACGCAATGAAAGATTTATCAAAATCCATTGGTTCGTTATCGGATAAACAAAAAGAAAAAATATTCGGTAATGGTAAACGATGGATGAATTTAGAGGTTATGTATCCAGCAACAGCGAATGTAATAGATTATGATGTAGCAGAAATAATATTTCATGGTACATTAGAGTACGATGAAAGTGGAAGACCTGTAGGTCAACCAAAAGATTCTGCTCGTATGTTGGCTGGTATGATTAAACAAGTAAATCAGAATGTACAAAAAACATTTAAAATTGGTAAACCTAATTTCTTAAAAGTACCTAAATCACAAAACTTTGATAAATTAGAATCAAGGTATCTTGGTAGATTGAATAAATTACAAAGACAATATGGTTTATCTGATAAGGATACATTAGGTGAATATCATGAGGCGTATTGGAGAGAGTATGTGTTCAATGCTAGTAAACAATTTGGAGTTAAGTTAAAACCAGCTCAGTTTGCTAAGTTGATTCGTAGATGGGCGTATTTTGATAAATCATACAAGATACAAGAAATTAGAAGAGATTTTGGTGAGAATCAAAAGTTCTTAGATTGGATATTAAATACAGATAAACTTGACCATAATAAAATGTTTAAGGATAATATAAAACCATTCGAGGTATTGTTCTTTGATGTAGGAGCACAAATACTTAAAAACATAAGTGGATACATCGCTGTAAATCCTGATAAGGCTGTACAAAAAATTCGTAAAGAAGTTAATCAAGCGTTAAAAGATTTACAAAAACCAGACAAAATTGAAAAATTAAAAAAACTAAAACTACAAATTCAGAAACTACAAAAAATTGGTGGGATGAAAGCAATAGTTCCAACAGAGGGTATTGTTTTTAAGTACAAAGGTAAAGTGTACAAATTCACAGGTGCATTTGCACCAATCAATCAGATACTTGGTAGTTTGAAATTTGGATAGGAGTTACAATGGCTAATTATAGTAAGGACATGGAACGGCAAAATAAAGCACTCAAAGATTTAATGAGTGGTAAAGAGTATACAAAGGACTATGTTCAAGTAGGATACGAGGGTAAAAAAGAGAATCTTGGTGGACAAACAAGAGAATCAGAATTAAGTAAAACAATGCAATCAGTTAGAATGCCTTTGTTTTGTCCAAAGTGTAAAAAGGCGATGAAGAAAAAACTTGATGATAAATTTTGGAGAACAAAAGGACATTGTTTTGATTGCCAAATAGATTTTGAAAATAAATTAAGACTTAAAGGTGATGGTGCATTTGAAGAATATGCCAGAACTATTGAATTGGAAAATAAGAAATCATATCTTAAAGATATGAAACAATCACTTGAAGAATTCGAACAAACAGATGGTAGTAAAGAGTGGTTAAATAATGTTGGGGTGAATAAACCTGAACTTGAGAAAGAGAAGTGGGAAATGGGTGAGGCTAACTTTAATAAGATTGTTGGAGAGGCCAAAGAATACATAACTAAATTAGAAGAGGCAATTGAAAATGAACAAAAAGAACTTAATACTACCAGAGAAAGTAGTAATTGATTTGATGGCACTAACTTCACGATTGGGTGAAATAGCTGTTGATTATAATAAAAAAATAGGTGGTGAAGAGACTGAAAATTTAGTAAGATTATATACGAAAGTAATCCATAAACTCATGGATTTAGAATATCAAGACTTGAATAACAAATCAGGTTATTCATTTGAAGAACTCTTACAGAGTGTAGGAATAGATAAACCTAACAAGGGAGAACAAAGATGATTGGTGGAATAATCAATTTCATATTAGGATTTTTTGGTGGAAACAAAACAGAAGAAGTCAAAAAATTAGATGAAGCAATTAAGGTAAAAAATGAAGAAGTTTCTAAACTTGAAAAAGAAGTAGAGAAACTTGAAAAGAAAAAGAAAGTCAACAAAAAAGAAGTTGGTAATCTTAAACGAAAAGTAACTAACACTAAAAAACAAATAGCTAAAGCCGAAGAAGCAGTAAAAACAGATGATGTTGATGAGGCAGTAAAATATTTGAAGAAATTTAGTAAGTAGTATATATTTATATATATGAGATATTTTATTTACATATTATTTCTTGGTTTGTTGTTTGGGCAAGATGCAAAAACTTATACCTTTTCAGAGGAAGAAGTTCTTGGGTTCACTAATAAAATCAAAGAGTTAGAGTTAAAAGATAGTTTGAATGTATCTTTAGTACAAGATTTAGAAAAACAAATCTCGTTATTAGAAGATAACGCAAAAACTAACGAAGTGATTATTGATTTTAGAACACAGCAACTTCAGTTACAAAAAGAAACTATTAATCTGTATAAGGAAAAAGTTAAAGTTGTAAAACCTAAGTGGCACGAAAACAAATGGTTATGGTTTGTTTATGGTGTTGGGGCTACGGCGATTTCAGTTAATCTTGCAGGACAAATAAACTAATGGCGGAACAAATAAAAGAAGTAATCAAAAAAGAGTATGTTAGATGTGCTCAAGACCCTGTCTACTTTTTAAAAAAGTATTGTATGATTCAACACCCGATTAAGGGTAAGATTCCATTTGGTTTGTATCCATTTCAGGAAACAACAATAAATGAATTCAAGGATAATCGATTCAATATAATTTTAAAAGCCAGACAGTTAGGGATAAGTACATTAACTGCTGGTTACTCTTTATGGATGATGACATTTTTCCAAGATAAGAATATATTGGTTATAGCTACAAAACAAGATACGGCAAAAAATTTGGTAACTAAAGTTCGTGTTATGCACGCGAACTTACCATCGTGGTTGAAACAAAGATGTGTTGAGGATAACAAATTGAACCTTAGATATGTTAATGGTTCACAAATTAAAGCAAGTGCAAGTGGACCTGAGGCAGCTCGTTCCGAGGCACTATCATTATTGATACTTGATGAGGCGGCCTTTATTGATAAGATTGATGAGATATGGACTGCATCACAACAGACACTTACAACAGGTGGTAGTTGTATTGCACTTTCAACACCTAATGGTGTAGGTAATTGGTTTCATCAAACTTGGGTACAAGCCGAAGAGGGTAGAGGATTGTTTAATGATATTAAATTACATTGGACTGTACATCCTGAAAGAGAACAATCATGGAGAGATGAACAAGATGAATTGTTAGGTGTACAAGGTGCGGCACAAGAATGTGATTGTGATTTCCTAACATCAGGTACATCAGTAATTGATGCTAGAATATTGGAAGAATGTAGAGAAAAACATTCAGAAGAACCTGTAGAGAAACGAGGAGTTGATAGTAATCTTTGGATTTGGAAACAACCAGATTATACTAAAAACTATGTAGTGTGTGCTGATGTTGGTAGAGGAGATTCAAAAGATTATAGTGCTTTTCATGTTATAGATGTAGAGACGGTAGAACAAGTAGCGGAATATAAAGGTAGAATTCCTACTAAAGATTTTGGTAATATGTTGGTGAATATTTCAACGGAATATAACGATGCCTTACTAATTATAGAAAACAATAATATTGGTTGGGCAACTATTCAACAAGTAATAGATAGGGAATATCCTAATCTATTTTATACAAGTAAAGATTTAAGGTATGTGGATATCGCACACCAAATGACTAACAAGTATAGAAGTCAAGAAAAAAATATGGTGGCTGGATTTACAACCACAATGAAAACTCGACCTTTGATTATAGCAAAGTTAGAAGAATATTTTAGAGATGAAAGTGTAGTGGTACATAGTAGTAGATTGATTGATGAACTACTTACTTTTATTTATATAAACAATAGAGCCGAAGCAATGGCGGGATACAATGATGATTTAGTTATGTCGTTTGCTATCGGATTATGGGTTCGTGATACTGCATTAAGATTACGAACTGAGGGAATTGAATTAACAAAAAAGACTCTCAATAGAATGCAAGATATTGATGGTCTTTACACACCCGATGAAAACAAGAACGATTCTTGGGATTGGGAAGTAAACAAGAAAAAAGAGTCATTAGAGTGGCTCTTGTAAGTGAGGTAAAAAATGGCAGATAAAACATTATTCGGAAGATTGAGAAGATTATTCTCAACAAATGTTATTGTTAGAAATGTCGGTGGACGAAAACTAAAGATAGCAGATACCGAACAATTACAATCAGCAACCAAATCACATTTAGTTGATAGGTATTCAAAACTACATAGTGGTTTAGATATGGTGAATAGTGGATATTCCACATTCGCACAATTACAAGCGGCTCGTATGGGTTTGTTTAAAGATTATGAAAGTATGGAAAGTGATAGTATTATCGCATCTGCACTTGATATCTATTCAGATGAATGTACAATGAAAAATCCATATGGTCAAGTATTAGAAATCGCTAGTGATAATGATAATATAAAATCTATCTTACATAATTTATTTTATGATATAATGAACATAGAATTTAATTTATGGCCATGGACTCGTAATCTATGTAAATATGGTGATTTCTTTTTATTCTTAGATGTAAAGGATAAATATGGTGTAACTAATGTTGTTCCATTATCACCTTACGAATTAGTTCGTTCAGAGGGAGAAGACCCTGAAAATCCATATTATGTAAAATTTTATTTGGAATCAACAGAAACTGCTCATCCTTATTTTGCGAGACCTACTAATCAAACCAAAATAGAATTTGAGAACTTCCAAGTTGCACACTTTAGATTGGCTAGTGATAGTAATCTTTTACCTTATGGTAAATCTATTTTAGAAAGTGGTAGAAAAGTTTGGAAACAATTAACTCTTATGGAAGATGCTATGTTGATACATAGAATCATGAGAGCACCAGAAAAGAGAATCTTCAAAGTGGATATTGGAAATATTCCACCAAACGAAGTTGATAACTACATGCAAAGAATTATCAACAAGATGAAGAAAACACCATTTATTGATGATGCGACTGGTGATTATAATTTGAAGTTCAACATACAGAACTTAACAGAGGATTTCTTTATGCCAGTTCGTGGTGGAGATAGTGGTACAAATATAGAATCACTACCTGGTATGCAATATGAAACTACTGATGATATTGAGTATCTAAAAAACAGATTACTTGCGGCACTTCATGTACCAAAAGCTTTCTTAGGATATGAAGAATCACTTGGTAGTAAAGCCACTTTAGCGGCAGAAGATGTTAGATTTGCTCGTACTATTGAAAGAGTTCAACGAATACTTGTTAGTGAGTTAACCAAAGTAGCCGTTGTTCATTTATACTCACAAGGATATACAGATGCTGAGTTGGTAAACTTTGAATTAAGTTTAACAAGTCCATCAACAATATACGAACAAGAAAAAATTGAGTTGTGGAGTAATAAAATAAATCTTGCTCGTGATATGAAAGATAATCAAATGATGAGTACAGAGTGGATTTATAAACACATATTTAATTTCTCTGATGACCAGATTGAACAAATGGATAAAGAGTTGGTACATGACCAAAAAACTAAATTCAGATTTGAACAGATATCAGTTGAGGGTAATGACCCACAACAATCAGGAGAATCAGTTGGAACACCAAGTGATATGCAATCACCAGATGAAGAGGGTGGTGGAGAAGATGATGTGGCTGGTTCAATCTTTGACCAAGATGAGGGTGGTTCACCAGAGGGTGGATTTGAGGGTGCAGGAAGACCCAAAGAAGTAAGTAAATATGGTAAAGATGGTAGTGCAAGAGGTAGAGAACCACTTGGAAGACCTAAAATACCTATCGCTTTGGCACACTATGATGCGTTGAAAAAATCATTCGGTTCGAAAGCTAGTGAAATTTTAAATGAAACATTAGAAAGTGATAAAATAAATGAAGAATATAAAGAATTTAAGGAAGAGAAATAACGATTTCTTGAAAGTTTTATATTTATATATGGTACGAATATTAAAAATTGGAGTGTTTGATGTCATCACAAAAGAAACATAATAAAATTAAGAATACAGGTATACTTTTCGAATTATTAACGAGACAGATTGCAGTAGATGTAATGAATGATTCGAAAAATTCACCTGCTATCAAAATAATTAAAGAATTTTTCAATGAAAAAACAACATTGGGTCGAGAAAAAGAACTTTACTCTATATTAATAGAGAAAAAATATAAAACTGCGGAACAAGCCAACATATTACTTGAGGCTGTAATTAAAAATCGTAGAAAATTATCAAATCGTAGATTAAAAAACGAAAAATACAATCTAATCAAAAGAATTAAAGAAAATTATTCTGTAAATGATTTTTTCAATTCAAGAATACCAAACTATAAAGTATTGGCATCTATATACAATGTATTTGAATTAGAATCATCAAAAGAAAAGATAGGTCCAATTGAAGAAACTGATAGTAAAATTAGTATCGTAGAAAATATTTGTGGCCAATCTATCAAACAATCTAAAAAATCAAAAGATTTAGTTGAATCGTACCAATCTCAAGAACAAGATGTAAGATTACTTACATATCAATTGTTAGTAGATAAATTCAACAAAAAATACAGCAATCTAAATGAATCTCAAAAAAATCTATTAAGAGAGTACATCAACAATCTATCAAACACTAACTCTTTGAGAGAATTCATAGATACTGAGGTTATCAAAGTACAAAAAGCACTAAAATCACATCTAAGAATAGTAGATGATAAAATTACTAAAATAAAACTCGCCGAAGCTATTGAACACACTTCAACAGCAATAGGTGGTAAATTAGTAAAAGATTCTCATGTTGTTTCTTTGATGAGGTATTATGAATTAATTAAGGAGTTAGATAATGTCCACGAAGATAAGTAAAAAAAGATTCATAGAGTTACTCAAAAATATAATTCGTAAAGAAATCGAAGAAGCATCAACGACCGTATCTGCAGGTGGTGGGACTGGTACAGGTATTTACTATGATACACCAAAAGCTTTCTCCACTGGTTCAGGTCATCCAACAGATGGTGAAGTTGGTGGATACGAAAAGGTTGATGAGGCTAAATTTGCAGTTACTATTGATTTAGGTATAAAAGTAGGTGATGGTAAAGTTATTGTAGATGCTGGTTCAAAAGGAGCGGCTATCACAATGGTTGCTAAAAGATTAAAACAAGGAAGAAACGGAATCAAAAGTGTTTCTCGTGTACAACCATCATTCGGTAAACAAATTGATAAAAGAACTGAAGTAACTGAGGGTAAGAGTAAATATCATACTTGGAAAGAGGATAAAACTTTAACACCAAAACAAAAGATAGGAAGAGCTATCAGAGAAGTTAGAAGTTCTTTAAGTTCTTTAAGTAAAACAATAGATAGAAGTGTTAAATTAAAAACCGAAATGGAAGTTAATTCTTCTGATTATTGGAAAACAACACATAAAGCATTATCTAAAATATCAGAACGATTAGTTAAAATGGCTAATAAAGTAGGGAAACTACAATGAACGATAAATATTTAAAAGAATCTATCGATATATTGAATAGAAAATTTGGTGAACCATTACCAACACTTGAAGATACTACAAGAGCACATTCAATAAAAAAAGAGGGTGGACCAGGTAGTGGTAGAAAGGCCAAACCAGGTAGTGCAAAAGATATCGATAATAGAATGAGTAAGGCCGCAGATGATGCAAACGCCAGATTAGATGCGGCTGAGAAAGAATTAAAGAAAAAGAAAATGAAAAAGGAAGATTCATTAATGGAGAATCCAGCTATCGCAGGGGCAGTTGCGGCGATGACTAGATTACAAATGCAAAATCCAAAGACAGGAAAAAAGATTAGTGCATTAACACCATTAAAAAATAAAGAACATCCTTTACATAAAAAATCTAAAAGTATGTTTCAAAGAATTAAAGATAAACTTTCAAAGAAGAAAGATAAACCAGCACCTAAAAAACAATCTAAATCAGATGTAGATTTTTACAAAAGACAATTTGCAGGTGAAGTTAAAGAAGGGCCAGATGATGTAAGATTCGCAAGAAGAGCGATGAGTAAGATTGCAAAAGATGAAGCAAAGTTAAGAAAATCAATGTTTGAATTAGAACAAGCTTTTTTAAGAGACCCAAGAAAAGAAAATCAAAAATTAGCAAAAGATATTAAAAAAAATTATAAGAGTAATGTAACTGCGTTCATGAGAGATTCAGTTCAAATGATTAAGAGGATGAAATAATGAAAAACTTAATAGTAGATTACATACCATTTGAAATTTCAAGAGAACAAATTAATGAATCATTAAAAGAAAATAATGGTAAGTTAGTTGTTAAAGGTGTATTACAAAGAGCAGATGCGAAAAATCAAAACGGAAGAGTATATCCAAAAGATATTTTGATGAGAGAGGCTGATAAATATAATGATGGATTTATCAAACAAAAAAGAGCATTGGGTGAATTAGACCATCCTGATTCTTCTGTAGTTAATTTACAAAATGTATCACACAATGTAACTGAAATGCATTTCGAGGGTGATAATTTATTAGGGACTGTAGAAATCTTAACTACACCAAGTGGTAACATCTTAAGAGAATTATTTAAAAATGGTATCAAGTTAGGTATCAGTTCAAGAGGATTAGGTTCAGTAGAAGCTGTAAATGAAGATAACGGAAATCCTGTAATGAAAGTTGGAAAGGATTTTGAATTAATCGCGTTTGATTTTGTTTCTAATCCATCTACACATGGTGCTTTCATGCATCCATTAAGTGAGGGTGTTGATAAAACACAACAAGGTAGAACTTGTGGACAGTATTGTAAAGCAGAAGATTTAATCAATAAGATTATAAGAGGAGAGTAATATGCCAGGTTTAGAAGACAGACAGGTACCAGAAGTTCCTAAAAACAATGATAGTTTAGGTGGAGATTTAGGATTAGAAAATACACCAATACCACCAAATGGACAAATCGTACCACCAACATTTACAGAGTTGGCTGATGGTAATGATGCCGTAACACCACAACCAGGTAAGGTTGGATTAGAAGAATTCGGTACACCTACTAATGGCACAATCAACACTACATCATTTAGTAGTGATGGTTTAGCGGGTGACTAATGCCATCCAAATCTAAAGCTCAACAAAGATTTATGGGACTCGTACACGCCTTTAATAAAGGTGATGTAAAGGGTTCTGAAGTATCTAAGAAAGTAAAGGATGTTGCAAAGGGTATGAAGAAATCCGATGTAAAAAAATACGCATCCACAAAACATAAAGGGAAACCAGAGAAAGTGAAAAAAGAAGCCATAGATAAAATCAGAGAAATGATTAGAATGGAACTTGAGGGTTGTGGTTATGTTATGTCCGCAAAGAACCCATCTTATAAATTAAAATCACCTGGTGGAACTGGTGAAGAAGATAAAAAATTAAAAGAAAAAATAAAGAATACGGAAACAGGTTTTCGATGGAATCAAATACCTAATAGGGGAACCATTAATTTTGGTAAATATGGTAAGTATTTGATACTAAATAAAACCAAAATGTTTGTTGATGGGAAATGGTTATCAGGTAGTTATAAAGGTAAAAGAGTTAGATGGTATTCAAAAGACGGACAAAAAGATGCTCGTAAAAGAAAAGGTATACCTTTTTCAAAGACACCACATTTTCCCTATAGTTTAGTGAAAGAATCTATACTTTCAGAGGGTGAAAAAGAAAAGATTGAACAATTACTAATCAAGTATGGTAACACACCTGAAGATGCAAAACAAATGATTAAAAAAACCTATGATTATATAAAGAAGGCTTACAGAAATGCAAATGCATCAAAGAAAGCCGAAATCATGTCAGGTTTGATGAAGTTTGAAACAACAGAACAATTTAGTAATTTAGTTGAAAAGTGTTGGAAAGGATACATGATTCATCCAAAAAGAAAAACTAAAAAGTTATTTGGTAAAACATATCCTAATTGTATAAAGAAAGAAGATACACTTTACATTGAAGCAATGTCAGCAGCTCAAGCTAAAGCTGCTCATAAAAAATTCAAACAAACAGGTGAACTACCACCACATTTAAAAAAGTTAGTAAAAGATTTAGATAAAGTTAAGGTAAAATATAAAGTAAAAAACATAGTTGTTCCTGGTTTAGAATGGATGGCTGATATAAAAGATGAGGGATTTGCGAGTGATGCTCAAAGAAGAGCGGCATTTGCGAGTGGATATAAAGCCAAAGGTAAAAAGAAAAAGAAAAACGAATCTATAATTGAATCGATTATCAATGAAATTGCATCTTACAAACAATTTGTAAAGTATATGAATGATTTCTATGGGCCTAAAGGAATTTATCCTGATAAAAAGAAAAGAACTTTGAAGATGAAAGATATTGGAACTGCATATTCAGTATTACTGAAAAAGAAACCAGATTTTGAAATCGGATATGATTCTACTGATAGAGAGATGTTAAGAGATATTTTAATCAAGATGAGAAAACTTGACCCTGATTATTCACAAAAGAAAGAATCAGTAAGTGAGGCAATGGATAAAAGACAAGGTGCCGAAGCTCTACAACAATTAGGTGGTAACAGATTTATTGCGATGACAGGTGCAAAACACTTTGGTGTAGGGCCTAATGGAATGAGTTTTAAGATTGGTAGAAACTCTAAAAGAGTAAACCATGTTACAATAGATTATGATAGAGGTAGAGATTTATATAATATGAAATTTGATTGGGTAACTATCAAAGGTATTAAAAACAAGAAAACACTAAAAGGTATTTATGCAGACCAGTTACAAGATATGTTCACTAAATATACAGGTATGTACACAAGCTTATGATAAAATTAATAGATATAATAAAAGAATCAAAGGTATCATATCTTACTGAGGCCTTCAAAAGTAAACTACTAAGAAAATTTTCTATGAACAATAGAGGTAATTTAGATAGAGATTTATACTCTTACTTGGCAACACAAGGTTTAGAAGCAAGTAAGATTGAAGATAATCAAATTAAAAAACAATCTCGATTACCTGGAAAAGGTGTTGCAATTGCAGTAGCAAGTAAGAAAGTAACTCTTCATGCAAAAGGTAATAGATATTGGGAATCTTCTTTAGAAATAGATAAAGGAACAATTGTATGTGTATTCAAAGATGGTAAATCATTATGGTATACAAGAAGTTGGAGAAGTAAAGATATTCAAGTAAAAAATCCTACGGCATATGGTGCTGAAGATATGAGAACATTTGGTTTGAATAAATACGGATGGCAAAGTCCTAAGGCAGTTAAAAGTATTGATGGTATTCAATTCTATACAATCTCTATGGATGAAGATTTACCTTACATGGGTGCTAAAAACATAAGAAAATTAAGGATGGATATTCAATCTGGTTCTTGGAAGTGGAGAACTGATAAAGATTTTAAACAAGAAAACGAAAGAAGATATGAAGATGCAATAAGAGCAATTTATCGTGACCCCGCTAAAGTAAAAGCTGTAATTAAGAAAACAAAGGATTATGCGAATAAATTAATTGTTGGATTAGTTGGTGGTAAACCAAATGCGGTTTCTTATTCTGTAATGAAAGGTATAAAGATGGACCCAAAAAGTGAGCGTGATGTAATGAGAGCATTAAGTGATATCACAACCGCTATGAATAAATTTTATGAACAATTAGATTATTATGCTGATGATTTACGAAGAGATAAAGAAGCTGAAGAAAGATATCCTGATAATTCATATATGGGAAGAGAAGCTGAAAGAAGAGGAAAAGAAATCGCTAGGATGTCTAATCAAATTACATCAGGTGCATTTGCGAGGGTTTGGTAAAATGATTAAGTTAAAAGATTTAATAAAAGAAGAACATTGTGAGTGTGGTGGTGGATGTTGTTCTACTAAAGAACAAGTTAACGAATGGACTGATAAATCATTTAGAAACCAACATAAGAGATGGTCTAAATCATTAGATGATACTAAAGATGGTTTAACAGAACAAGAAAGATTAGAAGAGAAAAAAGTTGAACTTTATTTCAGAGATGTTTTAAAAAACAAAACAATCTCAAGAAGTGAATATTCAGAAGTAAATGGACAAATGAGACATT